CACCCAGTATCCGTTTGTGGCCTGGGACCTGCCACCTGGGCTGTGCCCCAGGGAAGTTTTTTCCGCTGGCGGTTCGATCTTTGTGAGGGCTTACCGGCAAAGTACCGGTAGCACCGGTACCGCATACATCTACAGGGGCCTCCCGGACCCGCAGACCGGGGCCCTGACCCCGTTCTTTATCACCGAACTGGCGGACAAGGCCACCACCGACGACCATGCCGTAGGCGAGTTCACTGCCAGAGACAACCAGGTGTTCTGGGGGTGGAAGAAGATGACCTCTGGGAACAAGACGGGCCTGGGGTGTTATGACCTGGAGACCGGCGGGTACGCCAAGTTTTTTGAGTCGGACGATTCGACTGCCGGAGATGTCTACGGGGCGGATGTGTGGCAGGGCCGTGTGGTCTATTCGGTGGCTGGGACAGGCATCAAGAAGGAGTCGACTACTGCATTTCTGACTGCCGGGAATCTGATTGGGTCCCGTATTGACGGCGGCAGTGCCCTGGCTAAGGGCTGGGACGAGATAGTTGTCTTGACGACCCCGATTGCGGCGGGCTGTTCGGTGACTCCCCATGTGTCGATTGACGAGGGGTCAACCTATACGGCGTTGTCGACCCTGGACACGGTGGGTGGTGTCTCTCAAAGCACGAGGCTGTCGTCGTCGTCCCGGTCGATCCAATACAAGGTCGTGTTCGTTGGCAGTGGTTCGGCCACTACCACCTTGAACTTCGTGCAGGTCAAGTACCACGCCATCGGTCTGCGTGACACAGTGGTGTCAATCATTGTAGATTGTGGGGACAATGTGCGGGGGGTGAACGGTCGCCCCCTGCCTGAGAACGCACCAGGGGCCGGGACGCTACGGGCCAGGACTCTGGCCGCTTTGACACAGAGAAGAGTGAACTATCAAGACATTGACTGGCCTGTCACTAAGGCGGCAGAGGTTTACGAGGTTCTTCAGGTCCAGACTAGCGCCCTGGGGATCTACGATAGATCACAGGCGCTCAAGCGACATCGCCTCTTGGCTACCGTGGTCCTGAGGAAGGCGGACTGATGGCTGAAGGCGTAGTGGACGACCTCAAACAGGTACGGATTTCCAAGGTCACCCTCGGGTTGATCCTCGGTGTGGTCACGTTCAGCGCCGTAATCACCTGGAATGCCGCTTCGGTCAGCAACCGAATCATGTCCCTGGAGCGGTCTGTCGCCATTATTGAACAGAACACGGGTACCGATAGTGCGGTGCTGGCCCGACTGGACGCCATCGAAGAGGGGATCTCCACGAACGCCACTTCACTGGAGAACTTGAGGCTGGCACGGGTGGAGGACTCCCGGAACTTTGCTTCCTCGGTGATGGTTGAACTCATTGCGGGGGACCTGGAGTCTTTGACCCGTAAGGTTGACGCTCTGGCAGAGGGTTCTTCCGATACGTCGGAGACACTTGAGTCCATAGAACAACGCCAAGAAGAAATAGGCTGGGAACTGGGCGACCTTTGGTGGCGGTCTGACCTGGCCATAGAGGCTTGTCGTACCAGGAACTGGTGCGACGAGTGGTACAAGGAAAACTCATACCGATAAAGGGGTATACCAATGTTTACGAAGGATCTTTTCGAGAGACTTGCTGCCACATTCGTGCAGGCCGCCCTGGGAGCCCAGGTTTCCAACTCAATGTTTGACCTCGGGGTTGGCGAGTGGAGGGTAATGGCAGGGGCGGGATTTGCTGCTGCGTTTGCTGTCCTGAAGGGCGTGCTGGCTCAGAAGATCGGCACCAAGGGAACTTCTTCTCTGATTGACTGAACGATGTCAAAAAAGGTTTGCGAGAACTGTGGGTTTGAGCCAGATCCGAAGGAACGTCCTACTATCTGGTGCCCGGAATGCGGGAAGTCAATCGACCCAGCGGAAACGTCTGCGGCGTTGAGGTCGATTTCTGTAAATGGCTTCATAGGCGGTGCGAGCCTCAGTCCAAAGATGGAGAAGTTCAAGGAGACTGGCGATCCAGCCGTTTTTGCGAAGCCTGGTGCCCTGGACTACGACCCGTCGCTCGCTGGTTGACGTTCGGGTTCTAACCGACATCAAGAAAGATGCACTCGCCGGGGCATTCTTCGGCGGCCTCAATAGCGGCGTCAACATCCCCCTCGGGTACTACCGCCTGCCCCTCCGCCATCCGTAAGGCAGGTTCACCCTGCGGGGAACCATCGGGTCCGTAAAGAGTGGGCCAATTCGCTTCCTTGACGTATGCCAAACCATCCTCGTGCATGTCAAACAGCGACGGACAAATTTCGACACAGATCCCGTCACCTGTGCAGAGGTCCTGATCTATCCAAACCCTCACCGTGGGTCACCGTACTCTCCGGGGTCTTCAAACTCCTCTAACTCGTCCTCGTAGAAGGCGGGGTCCAGGGCCTGGTGCCGGAAATGGGGGAGGAACATCTCTCCGTCGGGGGTCTCGTGCCATACATCTATCCGCTGGGGGCCACACGGGCATTCCCCTGTGGGGTGGACTTCGTGGATGAACACGGGTTCCGAAGGCGCATAGTGGAACGAGGTGGGTAGCCCTTCCCCTGTTTGGGAAGTCCATACGGCCCAGGTTTCACTGCCCGCTATTAGTCCCATGTCAGCCCTTTGCCGGGTGGTTGGAAAGAAAGTCGTCGTAGGCTTCCGGGGAGTTGAGGTAGATCACAACCCCTCCCGGTTCTTGGGGCCCTTTGCCGATGGTCATACTGATGGTGCCTACTAGCGTGCCAACAGCCACTAAAAGTGCTGTGATGGCTGCAATTAGTTTGGTGGCCCGGCCCATTCGGTCAATCTACATCTAAGGTGTAGTCCATCACCAGGTCCTGGACCTGGCCATATAGGTCTTCGATTGACCCGTTGTTGTCAATGACTCCGTCCCAATCCTGGAACTCGTCCAACTGTTCTTCCCCGGCGTGTCGGAGAGACTGGACTGCCCTGTCAACACGGTAGACCCGTCCCCCGGCCCCCCAGATGCCCACGACTTCGTTGAGGTACCGGACATCAGTGATGACGACGTTCACGCCGTCCTCGTCTAGCGCCTCCGCCCGTTGTATGACTGGGCGGCACCATACATCAGGGTCCAGGATCTCTCGGAGGCCGTGACCCAACTTCTGTAGAAGGCCCCGAACTTCCGTATTGTTCTTGGCCATCTCCCAGCCCATGGTGTCGACCATGGCCTTGAGGGTGAAGTAATACTCGGTTGACACGGGGTCGACCACGGGGTCCATCTTGTAGAGGACCTCTCTGACCAGGTCCGCAAACGCTAGGCGTTTCCAGCCACGCTCTACCAGCCATGCCCCGGCAGTGTCTTTGCCTACCTGGGCCCGGTGGCCGAAGCCGACGATCACGAATCCGCTTGTTCCTTCTTCTCCTTGGCCCACTGCTCCCGCAGCCGTTTGGCGTCAGCGTCCCGCAGTGCCATTAGTTCCCTCTGGGTGAGTGTTTCGATTTCGCCTAGCGACTTGATAGCCATGTTTCTCCTAGTTCCATTCTCGGTTCTTTGCTAGATAATCCAGCCAGACTGTCCGCTCGTTCAGCGAGGCTTCCAGCCGCCGGACCTTCGCTTGGCGGTAGATGAGGCTACAGAATAGTGAGCCGTTGCAGACCGCCAGGAAGACGTTGAAACTCATACCTCTGGCACTTCTAACATGGTTTGACAGTTTGATGTCAACCAGAGTTGGTTTACTAGAGCGTTGACAGCGAAGGCGGGTATGTCTGCTTCGTCGGCCAGGCGGGCAAAGTTCTCTATGTTGATGATCCACTTGCCCTTGCCGTTCCTGTCTCTACGGACCCGTTCCACGGCTATCAGTTCCCAGATGGGGGCTATGAACAGCCGTGGCTCGTCGGCCCCGACGTTGTCCCTGAGGAGGAAGAAGACATGCGGGTACTTGGTGCAGGCCCGTCGGACCGTTAGTTCGTCTATTACGAACAGGTTGCGCTCGGGGACCCCGTCGATCAGGTGCCAGCGTTGGGTGTAGTTCTGGTTCTTCTCTTTGACTTCGACGTAGTAACCGGGCACCCAGATGTCCAGATCATCGGTAGCGTCGAAACGGGTGATGACCGGCAACCCCATGGATGTGGCCACATATTCCTCGTAATGCCTGGCATTGGAGAAGTCGTGGATCTTTTGTTCTTTGGTCCGCCTATAAGGTTCGTTCATTTTCCAGTTCCTCTGGCAGGCCCAACAAACTCCAGGCCTCCAGTAACTCGTAGAGGAACTCCGCATCCACAATGGCGACTGTTCCGGGCGATTTTGACAGTCTCCTGTCACCGTCCGCTGCCACGATGGCCCATTGGTAACTGCTAGACACTTCTCGGATCTTCCGAACCCATTCCCGTATGTCCCACTGCTTCCGGTGCTTGGCCTCCACAGGAAACGGCACCCCGGAAAAATCGTCGGACTTGTTGTTGGCTTTGGCCCGATCCGCTTCAGGCCAAATCTCCTGCAAGGCGGCCAGCACCTCGTTCTCAAAGGCGGTGCCTTTGGCCTTGGAGGGGTTCGACATTGCATCTCAGTTTACTATGGGAGGCAACCAGCCTCCGGCCAATGCCTCCGCCAGGCGTCCGCCAGGCAGAAGAATGCCCTGGACATCGAAGCCGTCCAAAGTCTCCTTGATCTTGGTGGCGGCCTTCCGGCCTGCCGTGTCATCGTCCAGCACAAGGAACGTCGACTCGTACGGCCACCCATTGAACCAGCGGGCCTGAACAGCGCCCGCCCCCGCTGGGAGCCCATACACAGCGTGCCTCTCGTCGTGCCGTAGGGCCTTTGTCAGGCACCAGGTGTCTGATTCCCCTTCACAGATCCAGGCGTGGGTAGCGTCGGGCCTGTATAGGACGCTGTATAAGGCCACGGTGAACCGGCTCCCTTTGATGCTGAGTTTGGTGTCTGCGCCAATGGTACTCCTGGTCTTTATGCCCACGACCTTGCCCTCATGCCAGAACGGCACCCACAGGGCGTACTTGGTTACCTTGACCCCGAATGATTCGATGTCTTCCAGGGTCAGGTAGGGCCACTTCTTCTCCACCCTGGCCCTGGCATCTGTACGGGATGATTCACAGCCATCGGGCTCGTCGTTGAACCTGCCGGTCAGGTCCGTGAGAGGCTTCGGGGCCACCGGGTCCCGCTTACCGTCCATGCCCTCTGCTTGACACAGGAATGTCAAAGCACGCCAGAAGTTGCAGCCCAGAACCATCTTCACGAACTCAATCTGGTCTCCGCCCTGGCCCGTGGAGAAGTCGTAGAAGTCGTATTCGTAGATGTGGAGGCTGGGGACGTTCTCGTCGGGGTTGTGGACCGACCGGATCTTGCGGGTGCTGTCGGGCGGGTCCAGGGCCAGCAGTTCCAGGACGGTCTCCATGCGTACCTCAGCAGCAATCTCTTTCATTTCTACTAGGTCATCCACCGAACTCTCTCTTCCGCTCCTTTGTCATAAAGTGGTTGTCTTCGACCTGGGCCATTGTCTCCCGGTCCTCATATAGGCGTAGCACATGGACACAAATGTCGTCGCCAAAGTCCTGCATCTCGTCCTCTTCCAGGGTTGTCGGGATGCCGTCGTGCGTACTGCACACGGGGGGTCCCACGAAACCTGCTTCCATTCCCTGCCGCAACCATTCTGGAAAGTCATCAGGCCCCATCACGATGCTCCTTTTGTTCTTCTAGTTCGAGGGCCCTCAGCCTGGCCGAAGCCAAGTCGGGGAGCCAACCCGACTGGACATCATTGTCCAGGACGACCCAGCCCTTACGGATCAGCCCTGCGCCCATGTAAACGTTCTGAGATTTGATAATGACACTCATATGTCAACCCTGCCCTTGTTTGGCAAGAATGGCTTCTTTGGACATAGGTTTACTTTCGGCTTCCCGGTAGGTGGGAAACGGTGACGGTTGGAGTTCCCCCGCACACATTTCGCCAAGGTAATAGCGCCTCAACCGGATGTTGCCGACGACACGAGTCAGGTAATGTTTCCCTTCTTCGCTGTTACTGACCGTGAATGTCAAGCGCCCGTCGTCGCAGGCGTACATAGCCACGGTCCAATCGTCTAAATGCACTTTGTATGGTTCCATCAGAACTCCAGTTGCCCACTGGGCAGGTCGGACGGCATCGGAACAAGAGACCCGGTCTGTACGTCGAAGTGGTGCCTCACCCCGTCGGGGTAGATACCCCCGGACGAACGGGTCTTGAGGAACTGGAGCCGGAAGTCGTCTTCCATGGCGGCCCGCATGTCCGGGCTCAGGGTCGGGTTCAGGCAGGGCCGGAAGGCCCCGGCAACGTAGTCGGCGGACATCTCCCCGCCGAACCTTGCGTCGGTCATGGTGAGGGGCTGGTGGCCTTGGTTGCCGTCCCCCCGTTTGACCTGGTGCAGGACCACTAGGGCAATGTCCTCTTTCCGGGCGAAGTCTTTGAGGGACCACCCCAGTTTGTCTACGCTCTCCACCTGGCTCATGCCGGGGGACCTGACCAGTTCCATGTAGTCGACAACCGCCAACCGGGCCCGCTGGCCGAAGTTGTCGGCGTACTCTTCCAGGGCCAGGCTCATGGCCCTCACGGACAGGCCCGGTTCGTCCTCTATGGCCAGCATGGGGTAACGCTCTTCCGCTAGGACAACTCCCTCCGATTCCCCGGTCGCTGAAAGTGACCGTTCAATGTCAATCGTCGGCGTGTTGCTGACGATCCCGGCCAGCCGCTGGAGTATGTACCGGGCGTGCATCTCCAGAGAGAAGAACACCATGGGGGTGGTCTTGTCTTGGTTGGCTATGACGTTCAGGGCCCACCAGGTCTTGCCGACACTGGTGCGGGCCAAGAACAGGAACACCTCTCCGGGGGCAATGCCCCCGTTTGTTCGGGAGTCGTAGAGGGGGTAGCCGGTGGGGACACGGGTCAAACCCGACGTCGCCCACCGGCCCAACTCCTCGCCAACCTCCTCTAGTCGGCGGATGGACACTCGGTCAGGCGACCTTGAACCCGGCGGGAATGTCCAAGTTCAGGTGCTGGAACACCCAGTCGGGGGCCCGGGTCTGGAACCTGTCGGACTTGACCCACAGGCCCACCTTGTATTCGCCGCCCTTGTCCAGCAGGGTCTTGTGGCGGAAGTCGGGCGCCGATGGGTTGCGCTTGTCGTTGAGGTTGTTGAACCAGTCGTTGGGGTTGGTGACGAGAGCGTCCTTCCACTTGTCCTCGTCGCTGGAACCGGCGTGGATCGGACCCGCAAGAGGCCCTGGCGCTGGTGCCGGTGCCGCTGCTGGGGCCGGTGCCGGTGCCGGTGCCGGTGCTGGTGCTGGTGCCGCCACGGGGGCCGCTCCAGGGATCGCCTCGGCCACGATGCTGACTGCGATCCGGTCCTTCAGGTCGTTGTGGACGGTCTCCACCATTTCCAGGTACTTCTCGCCATCACCTGTTCCGCAGCAGATCGAACCCGCCACCTTGGCGGCCACCTGTGCGAGGATGGCTTCCTTCTCTTCCGGGCTGTAAGCCAATGTGTTGTCTCCTTAGGAGTTGGTTCGTTCCAGGGCCTCACCGAACGGGCACTGCAACCAGTAGTCGCAGAACCTTTCGGAGCAAAGGAACGAGGTTGTGTTAGGCATGAAGGCTTTGCCCTCAAGGAGCCCTGTCGTTAGCAGGGCCTTTGACTTCACAGCGTCAATCTGCTCCACGGTGCGTGGTGCGTCGATCCGCTGGAAGTCCCCCTTCCACGATGCAATGTCATATGTGAACGTGACTTTGTCATCTTGAAGGATCTCTTGCAGGGCTCCGATGTAGAACCCCGGCTGCGGCGTGTTGCGGTGGCTTTCCTTGTTCTTCTGCCACTTCTTCTTAGCGGTCTTATGATCGACGATCCGGTGCCAACCGTCCGGCCCTTGGAGGACCAGGTCGACGGTCCCCTTCCTGACCCACATATTCTCCTCGTGGGGGGTGTCGTCGGTGAGGGGCAGCATGATGGACTTCTCCACCATCTTGACTTCGTACTCGTCCGGCCAGGCACGGCCCTGGTCGAAGTAGGCCACGACCAGAGCGGACAGCATGTTCTCTGCGTCCTTGAGGTCCAGGTCGATCCGCTGTTCCCGGGCGGTCTCCTGCTGGTAGTTCCAGGAGAAAGTCTGTGGGTCCGACCGGGCGATCTCGTTGTTGAGTTCGGCCAGGGCCTCTGATACCACATCCGCCTTGTCTGCCAGATTCCCTTCCATCCGTTGGATGTAGTAGAGCGCAAGGCCAGCGTGGTAGGCGGTGCCCATGGCCCGGTTGATGTCGGAGGTGTAGACCCTGTCGGGGGCCTTGGAGTAGGACAGCCTCAGGTGGCAAATCTCGGCGGTGTTGATGTCCGACTGGTGGATTTCCCGTGGGCGGAACTGGTTCAGTTCCTGTGGGTCCAGCAGTCCTGTGGTCTTGGGGCTCAAGTCCTGATCCTTTGTCCGTCCATTCGTGCTTTAGCGACCGCCCAGTAGACCTGGTGTGGCTCTAGGCCCAGGTCGGTGGCGATGGACTTAGCGTCGTCGCCCATGTCGTAGCGCCTGATGATCTCTCGTTTCTGGGACCGGTTGGTTGAGGTCCTATTCTTGCGGTTGGGTGTGACACCGTGGATGTCGAAGATGTAGTAGACCCAGCCACGGGTCTTCTCCAGGGCCTCACTGATCTCCTTAGGGGTCAGCCCCTGGATGTGCAGGAGGATTGCTCGGGCCTCCGCACCGTTCCAGCGGGAGTCTCTGAACACCTGCCTCACGGTCTCAGGTGTCACTGACAACACGCCAGCGATGTCTGAAACGGGCACACCGAAGGCCCACAGGTGTCGAACACCGTCCGATATTTCCTCCCCGAAATAGCCCGCCAGCCGGGCGTCCTCACAGACCTGGCGGATCTTCGGGGCGTTGATACCGAAACGGTTCAACTGGATACTCACGGGGCTGGCCTCGTGTTCTCCCTGGTCAGCGCAGTAATCTCGCACCAACACGGAGACCCAATCAGGGTCGGGAGCATCGACGGCCTCGGCAATCGTCTGCAAAGTGTTCCTCCTGTTCCAGGCGAGCCCGCTTCGGGCGGGCTCTCCAGTACCTGGTGACTGGTCAGTGACGTTCAGCCTAGCAGGCGTTTTGGAGGAAGTGGTGGACCCTAGAACAGGGAGTCTTGGGGGTCGTCCTTGTCGGCTTCTGGGGCCATGAGATTGTCCCAGGTCACGAGCCCAATCACCCCGTCCTTTGTCAGCCCAGATGCCCGCTGGAAACGGATCGTTTCTCGGCGTGTGCGCCACCCGAACTTGCCGTCGGGAGGACCGGCGTCGTAGCCCTTCGCCCCCAACTGGCGTTGAGCGACCTCCACGGCCTTGCCCTTGGACCGCCGGAGCCGGAGAGGTTTCCGTGAGACCTCCACACGCAGGCCCTGGATGAAGACAGCGATGGCGGCAAAGTCGATCTCGGGGGTGGGGGGAGAGTCAAAGGCCGGGGAGGGGAACCAGCCGTCGGCGTCCCGGGGTTGGTGATGCCACCATTCCCCCTTCACTGTCGGCCTGAGACCGAACGACTGTGCCAGTTCGTTCGCCCGGCCAGTTGACAGTTTCTTGTCAGTGATGCGGAAGTCGACGGCGTAGCCATACCCGTCGGGCTGGGCCTGATGGAACGACCCGAAGAAGTACCCGTCGGGCCTCTGCCAGTCCGGGTTCGCCGCCAGGTTGAAACCCTTCTTCCCGGCCCGGTAGCCGTCGTACAACCGCTTCTGTTCGGCGTAGGAACGGACGCCGCTACAAACAACCATGCGCCCTCTGATCTCGGGGTGCCTGAACAGGGCCACGAGCCGGTGCTTGAGCGTGGGGTGCAACAGGTCGACCTGGACCCACTTACTGCTTACGGGGATCTCTTCTTTATCCATGCCGGTTCGCCACCGCAGCAGATTTCCGTAGTGACCACATAGGCCGGGGAAGGGCTGGATTTGACAGAGTTGTGTCAAGTGGGGGTACACGAGAAAAGGCCCCGTCCCGGCCTACCAGTGAGGAGGAACTCCTGGTAAGCGGGGACGGGGCCCGGGCGGTGCCGTAGGGAGGCTCCGCCCTGGGGACCACCGGGGCCGGACCGACGAGGGGGAAAGTCGGTGCAGCGCCATGGTCCCAGTCCTTAGGTCGTGAACTTCTCCACGACACGGTTGCGATATGCGGTTCCATCACCAGAGCAAACTACCACGGTGCTGGGCAGAGACTGACGCTCCAGGGCCAGGTGCAGGTCGTGAGCGGCGTCGGTCACGATCTGCTTCACGACCTCGTTCACCATCTGGTGTGAATCCGTTAGTTGACACGAAACTGTCAAGACCATGTCATTGGCCCGGTTCGTGTTGACTGCTTTAGAGATTGTAGTGATGGGGATTCCTCCTTGGTTGTCTATTCGGTTAGTGGAGTAGCGGGGAATCGAACCCCGGTCCCAGGACACCGTTGCCGTGCTGTCCTGGTCGATACCTTCCTACCCCGGTCCTTTAGAGCCCGTCTTCTGCCGCCCATGATGCAACGAACGCTCTGCCAAAGGTGCTGGCTGCGTCGTGTTCGATCATGGTAAAGACTTCCCGGACATACGCTGCTGCCCGCCCTGGCATACCGACGAAAGCGTCGTCCACCAGTTGCTTGGCCGCATGGAACATGACGGGTTCAAAGGAAACGCTCACCGGTACTTGTACCGGCTTCCTGGGCTCCTCGGGGAGCCCTGATATCAGTGTGGTCACTTTGACACACTCCTGTCAGGTGGGAAAGATGGTGGCCAGGCGAACGGGTCGTCCTCCTGGATCACCTCACTCTGGTCACTGGCCAGCCTAATCGACTCCAGGGCCTCTCGGATCATGGCGGTGTTGGCCGCCTCGTTCAGGTCCTCGTGTCTCATGCGCCAGGCGTACCCGATTATCAGGTTGCAGATGACCAGAGCCGCCAGGCACGAGTAGTAGAGCCAGGCGCTCATCAGATGAGCCCCATGGCCAGGAGCGGGCTGCGCTCGCCGTCGGGGGACGTTCCGTCGTATTCGACGGGGTGCCCGTTCGGTGAGATCAGGACAGCGTCGTTTTCGACGGTCCACCCGGTTCCCTCCAGGATTTCTTGGAGCATTTCTTCCATTGGGTATTCCTCCTCGTTGGTTGGTATTGCGATTGACACGGATGTGTCAGTCGTCCCCAGCCAGGTCGTGAACCTGGTGCCAGCCCTGGGCTGGTCTGGGGGTTGGTCTAGTTACTGAATAGCGCTCGCTGCTGCTCGCACCACTCTTCCCATGTCTGGTCCGGGTTGTCCTCGCAATACCAAATCCAGCGGTTGCGGGTGACTTCTTGGTTGTCATTCATGATTTCCTCCTCGTTGTGTCGACACGGATGTGTCAATCGTCCCCGCCAGGGCCTTGCACCCTGGTGGCTGCTCGTCGGGGGTTCTCCTTTCTCCTTAGAACGCTTCCTGGCGTTCCTTCGCCCACTCCAGGCGCTCTTCGGCCTGCTGGTTCGGGGAGCCGTACTCCCAGTGGGAGTGTCCGGCCTCGCAGGACCAGCCCTTGGACCCGTTGTCGGCCACCTGGTAGGTGACCTGGGCCCCGCACTCAATGACCTTGACCAGGTCCGCTGGGCAGTCCGGCTCGGGGTTCCCGCTGGGTACTTCTACCAGCCAGGTGCAGCGGTTGGGGTCGGGTTCGGCGTTGGCCAGGGCGTCCTGGCGGTGGCTCTCTTCCATCTCCAACCGATGCTTCTTGCAGCACAGTGGCCAGCGGTCAATGTCGCAGTAGGCGCTCACAGTCGACCTCCCCTGGGTAGGGGCTGCTTGGCTTCCAGCCAATCCCTGATCCCCTGGAGGGTCTCACGCTCGCACCAGGTGCGGTCATGGAGGGCCAGGTGGTACTTACTGCCCCGATGCACCAGCACTCCTACCTGGAACTGGTAGCGGTCTGGGTTACTGAAATACTCAGAGCGGGTCAGCCCGTTGGGGATGCGTCCGACTGGGCGTAGCCAGCCGTGGTCCCCTCCAAATGTCCAGTGATGGATCACATATCTACTCATGGTTCCTCCTCGTTGCATTGACAGGGTTCTGTCAATCGTCCCCGCCCTGGGCTTGCACCAGGGAGCCTTCTCGTCGGGGGGTTGGTCTAGTGGTAGATCACCTTGGTGATGCCCTCCCACCGAACCAACTCGTAGTCGTAATCGCTGTTGTCGGTCGGGTGCCGGAGCAGGAGCCCGTCGTCTTCCACCCGTTCGACCAGTACCTCGTTGAAGTCGACATGGACACGGACGGGCGGAGCAGTTTCGTACCGCACCGAAACGGTCCGGCCCGTAAGGCACTGGAGCAGGTCGATGTCGGCCAGGTCCAGTGCTTCGATTTCAAGTATCAAGTTGCTCATGGTTGTTCCTCCTCGTTGGTATTGCGGTTGACACGTTCGTGTCAATCGTCCCTGTCCAGGGCTCGCACCTGGATGCCTGCTAGTCAGGGGCGGGCCGGGTCAGCCCTTGCGCTGGATCTTCGAGACCCTCACCCGGATGTCTCCGGCCCATGGCATGGATGACACCCGGAGCGGTGGCCCGTCGTCCAGGACGCAGAACACCCTCATGGGGGCGCCCTTCAGGGTGCTGCTGCCGGGGTGTGGCCCAGTGCAGTCCACTGAGGTGCGGCCCTGGGGGTCGACCTGAGCGGTCCTGAACACCCACCAGCCCCGCTTGCCCGTGATCCTGAACCTGGTCCCAGGTACCAAGGGGTACCGGTTCCCAGGGATCTTGACCTCGTCAAGGAACTGGTAGCCCTTGGCCTCCTGGGCCGCCCGTTGGGCCGCCCTGGTGCGTCGGAGATGGTTCGCTGCCCGTGTCTTGGCACTCATCCGTTGTTTCCTCCTCGTTGTTTCTCTGATTGACACGGTTGTGTCAGTCGTCCCTGCCTGGGGCTTGCACCCAGGAGCCTGCTAGTCAGGGGGTACCGGGTCAGGCCTTGACCACATGCAGTTCGTTGTCTGCAAAGAACGGGCCTAGTTCGTTCTCGTGACCGTGGGTCATGCAGTTAGTGACCAGCCACCAGGCGTGGTCCTGTCCTTGAACCTGGTCGACGGCCACTTTGACCACCTTGAGGCTGGTCGGGAACCAGTCAGCCAGGCGGTCTGGTCGCCGGAGCGGGTCCGCAGCGGTGCGCCAGGCGGTGCCGCAGATGATGTCGCCCACCTGGACCGTCGGGACCTTGACCGTGACGATTTCCTTCATACCCATGATTTCCTCCTCGTTGTGTTGCTGTTGACAGGGTTCTGTCAATCGTCCCTGCCCAGGGCTTGAACCTGGGTGCCTGCCAGTCAGGGGTAGGGGCTCAGAGCCCCTGGTTGGTCTTGGCCCAGGTCGGGGGGTAGTGACCGCTGTAGTCGATCACATCGCCATCGTCCGTGAACCAGAACCCGTTGTTGACATCAGGGTCTTGGCCGCCCTTGACGCCGATGCCCAGGCTGAAGACCCACCCGGTGTCCGGGCAGACCTCCCTGTCCCTGGGGAGGCGCTTGTAGCCACCTCCGCAGGTCCCACACACCAGGGGAGCAACTACGCCCCACTGGGTGTGCCCGAACGTGATCTCCCGGCACCCGCACCCGGTCAGGATGCGCTTCGGCCCGGGGGTGATCCTGGCCGCCTGGCGCTGGCCTGTGCAGACCTGGAGCGTGCCCAGGGCCTTCAGTTCAGCGTCGTAGGCGTCGATGGTCTCCTGGGTGAGCCGGACCGACGAGTAGCCGATCCGCTCATCAGGCGGGTATGGGAACCCACTGAAGAGCCCCAACTGGGTGTCGACCAGGGTCGGCCACTCCAGCCCCATTTCCTCTGCCAGGGCCTTGAACCGCTTGTTGTGGTAGCGGTTCTGCCTGGAGCAGTCCTTGACCCCCCTGGCGTGAGCCAGCCCGTGGGCCGCCTCGTGGAGGAGGGTCTGTAGGACCTGCTCTGGACCGCCCTGGAAGCACTCCCCCGAGATCATCACCTCTGGTGCCTGGGTCTCTTCGATGGCCCACTCAGCGTACGAGTAGTGCCCCAGTGTGGTGCTGCCTCGCCTGCCGGATCGGCCCGTCGACTTGACGACCAAGAACACATCGGGCACATCGGGGTGGTTCGCCTGGATGGTCCTCCAGGTGCTGTTCAGGACGAGTGCGACCTCGTCCGACACCTGGACATTGACTGTTGATTGCTTGTTCATGGTTCCTCCTCGTGGTTGACACTGGTGTGTCAATCGTCCCCAGCCAGGTCTCGCTCCTGGTGCCAGCCCTCGGCTGGTCTGGGGGATAGTTCAGTCCATCAGGCCGGTGGCCTCGGCAAGCGAAACCGCCAGCGTCCTGGCCTGGGCAGGCGTCAGGAACACGTTCACCCCGACGCCGCCGCCGATGTCGACGGTGTAGAAGGGGTCGAACCTGTGGTCAGTGAACGCCCGGACGGCAATCTCAGCCGGTTCCTGGGAGCCACGGTTGGCGTGGATGCTCACCTGGGTGAAGGGATGGTCCCTGTCACCCCTGAAATCAGCGATGTTGCAGGACCAGGTGGCCTCTTTGATGTCAGACACCTTCACGCCGTCCTTGTTGCGACGACCGTAGTCAATGGTGCTGTTCTGCATGGTTGTTCCTCCTCGTTGCGTTGACACGGATGTGTCAATCGTCCCTGCCCTGGTCGTGAACCAGGGTGCCCGGCTGGCCGGGTCAGGGGTGTGGGGTCAGACCACGGTCTCCTGGAGTTGGATGACCCGCTGGTCGGCTCTTGCCTGTGCCTCGTCTTCTGTCTCAGCCCATCCGTAATCAAGGACCGCTCCCGGCCCGTAGGACATCCCGTGTGGGATGATTTGACTGACCCGCTGGGGTCCGTCGTTGATGACACGCCAGACGTACCGATCTCCCCGTGGGCCTTCGGCGGGCTGTGCCTTGCTAAAGGTAACGATGCTCGTCAATGCCATGTTGGTTCCTCCTCGTTGCCCTGGCCTGGTGGCCAGGATCGTGCCTGCCCAGGGGTCGAACCTGGGTCCATGCCAATCAGGCGGTAGTGGTCAGCCCTGCCAGGCGTCGGTCAGGGTCTCCCAGTCCGGGCTCACCATGTCCTTGGCCATCCGAATGACCTCAGGATGGTTGGCCAGGACCCAGGTGTAGACCACATCCTTGACGGTGAACTCGTCAGTGATGTTGCTGTCCATGGTGATGGTTCCGCTCATTGCTTCCTCCTCGTTTCTTGAGCCCCGGAGGGGACTCTCATCAGCCTGTCGATTCAGGGACGAGGAGGAGGAATCCTCCGCTCCGACCAACAACCAGCGTCGCTCCCTGCTCCGTTTTCCCAGGTCATCTCCTCCTCCTGGGACCGGTAGCAGAGCCCCGTGAGGGGGCGCTGGCCTCGTAGTCCATGCGGTCTTCCCAGGCGCATCACGCCATCTCCCTGGGTGGGATCGCAGGGCCTCCTCAGGACCGTGGTCCTGGGTAGGAGTGGCACCCTCTGCTGGGTGGGTCTCCCCCTGCGCTGAGCCCCGGTAGTGATCGGGACCCCGGTCCGGTCTCTCGCCCTGACCTGGGTGGGCTGCTCTGTGCCCTTCGAACCGGGAGGCATATGTGCCCGGCACCGAAGGTGACGATAGTGCCCGCCACTGACAGTTCCTCGTCACCCACCCTCCAACCCACCCCCAACACACCACCAAAACACCCCCTGACCAGCCCAAACACCCGCCAAAAAAAAATCTCCCACCACCTGACAAAACCAGGTCAAAACAGCCCCGAGAACCCACACTTAGTGAAACCATTCACAAGCACGAGCCAACCAGCGGTGCCAGGCAGCACCCACCAGGCCTGTCCAGCACCACCCAGGAGCGCACCCAGGAGCCGACCAGGGAGCCGACCAGGACGCACCCAGGGTGACACGGACATGGTGCATTGACGAGAGCGTGCCCATCCGGTCCTGGGACCTGGTGGGGGGGTCCTGGAACGGTGGCCAGGGGCACGCCTGGCCTGGTGGGCACGACCTGGTGGCCTGGTGGCCTGGTGCCAGCAGCAGGGCCTGGATTCTGGGCCTGGCCTGGGGTTTGACAGTCCAGTGTCAAAGGGGGGTCCATAAGCCTGAGGCCAGGGAGTCAGGGAGGAGGCACCTATCTGTTTGAGTGACAATCCGACACCCCGCTGTCACTATTACATATCAGATTCCTGTCTGTTTAGTACCTGTCAGCCGGGTCCAGGTGTATAATCTCCTGGCACAGGAGCCAGGTACCAGGAGCGGCGGCTCTGACGAGCCGCTCCAGGAACAGGAGAAACCCGCCCCATGCCAAAAGTAGGCAAGAAACACTTCTCTTACAGCAAAAAGGGCCGGGCAGCGGCAAAAAAGTATGCTCGTAAGACCGGTAAGAAGGTTTCCAAGCGCCGCAAGGGGTACTGATGGCCTGGCCTGAGGTCACGCCCAGGGTTGTTCTTGGTCCGGCGTTTGATGGGGAGGAGTCCCCGGTCGATCCCTTCGAAGATGACACTCCGCTAGTGTGCGGGGTCGATGAGGTCGAAATCTGCGAGTCCTGTCAGTAGTCCGCTGTGAGCAAATATGCCAAGTGGTCGAAGCAACGCCGCTTTGAGGCGGCGGTCCTGCGTGTCCTTGACGACGGGTGGACGCAAACCGAGGCCTCTAAGGAGTACGAGGTTTCTCGCCAGCATCTGAACAAGAAGGTGAAGATCGCCCGTGAGGAGCGTGACGCCCGGGTGGATGCTGCTAAGGCCCGTATCAACATTTCTCCGTTGGGTCTTGATGAGAAGCGGCGGGTCGGCACCTTTGAGGAGTTCGACCAGAGGTATTTCGGCCATTGGGTGTGCCCGGACTGCGACAAGCACCACGAGATGCCGCAGTTCCATCGGGACATGGCGGAGGCCTGCCACAGTGAAGCCCACCGGGTGCTAATCAACCTTCCGCCGTACCACTCCAAGTCCACGAATGTGACGGTGAAGGACACGATCTACTCGTTGGTGAAGAATCCGAACCTGCGGACCCTGATCGTGTCGAAGTCGTTGCCGTTCGCCCGGACGTTCCTGCACTCAATCAACGAACTGCTCTGCAACACAGACTTGTACGAGGGGGCGGGCGGGAACCTGATCGAAGACTGGGGACCGTTCAAGCCCGAGGGGTCGCAGTCGGTGTGGAACCAGGAAGCGATCTATGTGGCGGGCCGTCAAACCGCCGAGAAGGACCCGACCGTCCAGGTGCTGGGTGTCGGCGCACAGATTTATGGCCGCCGTGCCGACGTAATCAAGTTTGACGATGTCGCCACTCTGGACAACCAGCGCAACCCGGACAGGGTCGCTGCGATGTTGGAGTGGATCGACAAGGAGGCCTTGTCCCGGATCGGGAAGAAGGGCAAAGCGATCTGGGTCGGGACCCGAGTGTCGCCCGGCGACATTTATTCGTCGCTGGCCAACAGGCCCGGCTACAAGGTGTTGCGTTACTCCTGCATCCAGGACGACACAAACGAAGAGGTTCTTTGGCCGGACCACTTCCCGTATGACCAGGCGCTGATTCACCGGTCGGAGATGAGACCGGCGGATTTCCAGTTGGTGTATCAGAACGTGGACATACCCGGCCTGGGCGCTTCGTTCACGCAGGAGATGCTGGATGTGTGCAAGGACACTTCACGCACCGTCGGTCATTACGAATCCGATTGGCGTTTGATCGCCGGTCTGGACCCGGCGGGGGGTAATAAAGATTCGGGGTACACGGCTTTCTCTCTGATCGGGGTCGACCTGAGGACGGGGAAGCGTTTCCTGGTCGACCAGGTGGCGGTCAAGTCGATGAAGGCCCCGCAGATGAAAGACCAGATCATCTCGTGGACGGAGAGGTACCCGCTGTTTGAGTGGCGGGTGGAGAACAATGGGC